TAGCGATAAATATATTTTTATACCGTTATTTGTTTACTAATAGTTGTATCAAATTTACTAGCTATATAAATAATATATGTTTAATATATTAATAGTTAAATCTTACAAAAATTTATGACTATCAAAGAATTTTTAGCTAGTGAATACGCAAAAGAACTTACTACAATTCTTAACAAGATTGAACCACTAGGCACACCAGAACAAGTTAAAAAGACATTAGAGGTTAATTACAGGCAACTAGAATACAATGGCTATTTTAGGCGCAATAGCAGGCAAGATTTATTAAATAATACTTGCAAAGAGATGTGGTCTTTTGTGGATGCTTGCAATCCTGAACTACCTATTAGGAGATAAAAAAATGTCACCTGAACTTATCAAATGGCTTGCCGATATGCCCAAAGGTTATCAATTATCAGGCAGTAAAGAATCTTACTACAATGGAGAAAAACAGTTAAAATTATTTCTTACTAAAAAATAAAATGGAACTTAATCAACAATTAATGAATAATCCCGATAAAGCTTTTGAAATTGCAAAAGGATTAAACAAAAGGATAAGAGACAATATAGATGACTATATGTTTCTTTATGCTACACCTACTAAAAAGGACGTATATAGCGGTTGGCTAGTCTTCAAACATATAAACACTAGACAATCCTTACACGTAGCTTATTAAGGCTTACAGATAGCTTAGAATTAAAATTATTTTGTAGCTATGGGGGTGTAGTTGCAAAATTTTTTGCTCAGATATATTACACGGGGAACCTAAAAATATATTGGTTATTTTTTTGGTTCTACTCGAATTGAGAGTTCTGGAGCTTGGATGTTAACTGTTTCAACAGATTCACCAATTACTTTGCCTAGGGAGTCGAGTATTTGAGCTGCAGTTTGAAGTTGTCCTTTTTTAACTGCTTTATTGAAGAGGCGGATACGCATTGCTTGAAGGCGAGGAAGTAGATTTTCTCTATCTTTTTCCCAATCTTCTTTGTTCCATTGTTTAACTTTTTTCCAATCTTGCCAAGCGGTTACTTCAGAGATGCCTTCAATTTTGGAGTGTTCTAGCACGAGAGCACGAGTTGTTTTACCTTCTAGCTGGCGAGAGTATAGGCGTTGAGAGCGAAGTTGCACGTTTTGACAGGAAGTACGGGCACGAAAATTGATATTTCTTTTAGGTTTAGATTCTTCTAATGGTTGATCGGCAGGAAATGTAGATGAAACCACGGGATTTTGAGTGTATTTAAGTGAATGATAACTTAAAAGTATGTTAATAGGCTATAAATAGGGGGTATGAGTTGTATTTTTTGTTAAATTTATGGTTGTCAGTGGAGAAAAGAAGAATGAGATAAGTTTGAGGTACGCTCAGGGAGAGGTTTTTAATAGTGATAAAAGATTTAGGGTGCTGGTGGCTGGTAGAAGGTTTGGTAAGAGTTATTTGAGTTGTATTGAGCTATTGAGAGGAGCTATTAGTAGACCGAATGAGGTTTATTTCTATTGTGCGCCAACTTATCGAATGGCGAAGGATATTGCGTGGAAGGAATTGAAAAGATTAACACCTAGAACGTGGGTGAAGGCAAAGAATGAGACAGATTTGAGATTAGATTTGATAAATGGATCAAGTATTGAATTGAAGGGAACAGAAAATGCGATGGCATTGAGAGGTAGGAGTCTTGCTGGTGTTGTGTTGGATGAAGCTGCATTTATGGATAGAGATGTGTGGGCTGAGGTTATTAGACCTGCGTTGGCTGATAAACAGGGTTGGGCACTGTTTATTAGTACACCTGATGGAACAGCGAGTTGGTTTTATGATATGTGGTGTTTTTGTGGTGAAAAGGAATGGGATGATTGGCAGAGATGGAGTTTTACTACGATAGAGGGGGGTAATGTAGCGAAAGAGGAGGTTGAGGCTGCTAGGGGTCAGTTGGATGCGAGGACGTTTAGGCAGGAATTTGAGGCAAGTTTTGAGAATCTTACTGGATTGGTGGCTGTTAGCTTTGCTGATGACAATATTGATAAAGAATCAAAAGACTTATCAATGCTTCCTTTGTTAATTGGGTTGGATTTTAACGTAGATCCTATGGCGGGGATCTGTGCAGTGAAGCATAACGACACTTTGTACGTTTTTGATGAGATCATGCTTACAGGAGGTGCCACTACATGGGACTTTGCAGAAGAGGTTGTTAGAAGGTATGGAGTTGATCGTAGAGTTATTACATGTCCAGACCCTACTGGAAGTGCAAGAAAGACATCAGGTGTTGGTGTAACGGATCATACGATCTTAAGACGTAATGGTTTTACTGTTATGAGTCCTAAAAGCCCCTGGAAGATCAGAGATAAAATCACTGCTGTCAATACTGCCCTGTTTGATGCTAATGGTGAAAGAAGGACTTTGATACATCCTCGTTGTAAAGAATTGATAAAAGCACTTAGGACTTTAACTTACGCACCAAATACAGGTTTACCTAATAAGAATTTGGGTGTGGATCATGCATTTGATGCTTTTGGTTACCTTTGTCTACAACAATTTAACTTAGCGAAGCCAGAGACACTAGGACAAACTTCGTTTAGAATATACTAAGATACCCTTTTTGCTTATGGCTTACGGAATGTCAACAACAAAAAAGAAAAAAAAGAAGAAAAAAGGCGGTAAGAAACGCTGTTCTTGTAAAATGTAATCATGACTAAATTATGTGCCAGAGGTAAAGCAGCAGCGAAGCGTAAGTTTAAGGTATATCCTTCGGCTTATGCTAATGCTTATGCGGTAAAAGTATGTAAGGGGGATATTAAAGGACCAGATGGTCAAAGAAGAACTGCTTCTGGCTATTCAAAAAGTAAAAAAAGTACCACTACGAAGAGAAAACGTGCCACAAAGAAGAAAAAGTAAACCTACGACAAAGACTAGAGGTGGTTTAGATCGTTGGTTTAAGGAAAACTGGGTTGATGTTAAAACTGGAAAACCTTGTGGTCGTCAAAAAGGGGAAAAAAGAGGCTATCCTGCCTGTCGTCCCAGTAAACGTGTATCAAGTAAGACACCTAAGACTGTAGGGGAGATGACGAAAAGTGAGAAAGAAAGGTTTAAACGTGAAAAAACAGGTAAAAAGAAGATAAGCTATCAACATAGACGTAAAAAAGCTACCAAAAGGAGTAAAAAATGACTGAAGTCACCGATGAGATGCTCGACATTATTGAAAAAGTCAAAGGCAAGCGAAATCCTGCTCTTTGGGATCCCAGATGTGAACAATATATGAGAAAACAGTCAGAGGATAGTGTAAAAAACTCAACAACAAGTTAAAATACTTTTAAATACTCTTTTTTCTTAGAACAATGGCATTTTTTCGTGGTGAAGAAGGTTCTGTAAAATTTAAAAATGGAACTGGAACAACAGAAGCAATAGTTTCCACAACAGGTTGGTCACTAGATATATCTAAAGATACACTAGACGTAACTGCTCATGGAGCGACATCAAGAAGTTTTGTTGGTGGTTTAATCTCAGGTTCAGGATCTATTGATTTTTTATATACAGCAGCTAGTGGAGATGAGACAGCTAATTTACTTGCTGATGTTTTAACAGCAGAAGATCCAGCAGATGCACAATTTGAATTATTTTTAGATACATCTGGAAGTAAAAAAGTAAGTTTTGCTGGAGTTGTTACAGGCACAAGTCTTTCTGCAACAACAGGTGATCTTGAAACTGTAAATGTAAGTTTTATAACTTCTGGTGCTATAACCAACGCTGCATAATGCCTTTGAAATCCTACTCAAAGAAACAACGTAAACTTGCTGCGGTTGCTCCACCCAGAAACAAGATCACGGCTGCTGATCTTAAAAAATTAAATGCCAAAAAGAAAAAGAGGAAAAAGAAATGAAACTTACCACTCGTCAAAAAAATAAACTTAAGGAACATTCAGAACATCATAGTGATAAACACATGGAGTTTATGAAAAGACGCATGAGAGCAGGAGATACTTTTACTCAAGCCCATAAAAAGGCACAAGCCAAAGTAGGAAAGTAATGCCACGCAAAAAAGGAGTCAGTTTATCAGTAGGAAGAGGCGAAAAGTCCAAAAAGGGAGGACTGACTGCTAAAGGACGAGCAAAATATAACAGAGCTACAGGCAGCAATTTAAAAGCACCAGTAACTAAGAAAAAAAACTTAACACCAAAAGAAAAGGCAAGAAGAAAGAGTTTTTGTGCAAGAATGAAAGGAGTTAAAGGTCCGTTAAAAGATAGTAAAGGCAGACCTACTAGAAAAGCATTAGCATTAAGGAGATGGAGGTGCTGACATGACTTACTCTTTACCTGGAATGTTTAGAACAAGTATCACCTCCACTAGTTACTTAGGTGGTACAGATAGTCCTTTTACTCGTAATCGTGCTGTATTAGACATGGTTAAGGGTTGGGAAATTATGAAGGCTGTTACTGAGGGTACAGAATATCTTCGTGATAATAGTGAAGCATTTCTACCGTTAGAACCAAGAGAAGATTATGATGCTTATCTTGCGAGAGTAAATAGATCAGTATTCAGTCCTTTTACGCAGAGATTGATAAGAGCAGCAACAGGTTTAGTCCTTCGTAAGCCAATCACACTAACAGGTGATCCATATTGGACTGATATGTTCAAAATGGATGTTGATGGTTGCAAGTCAGATTTAGATGAATATGCAAGAAGAGTGTTGATGTGTTCATTAACTTACGGTCAAAGTCATATCCTTGTTGATTATCCAGCACCTTCTGGTGCGGTAAGTCTTGCAGAAGAACGTCAACAGAATCGTAGGCCATACTGGATTGAGATAGATCCTACAAATATTTATGGTTGGAGATTAGATAGAGAGTCTAATTATGGAAATCTTATACAGGTAAGGATTGCAGAGAAAGCTGTATTACCTGATGGCGATTTTGGTGAAAAGATATACGATCAAATGAGAGTTATAGAACCTGGGAGGTATCGTGTTTTCAGAAAGAAAGAAACAGTCGAAGATATGTACGAAGAAAATGACGGTGCTTATTCTGGGAATATGTCTTCTCCAGCAGGTGAAAAAGATTTTGAACTGTCCGAGTCAGGCCAATTTTCTTTGGGCGAGATACCTTTGGTCACTGTTTACTCAGGCAAGGTTGATAACATGACA